TTAAAAGTGTTGACGAGAACAAAGCGAAACTTGTTGACGAACTTTTAATGAAGGCGGCGTTTCTAAAAGTACAGCTGGATGAATTAGAAGTCACGCTCAAAAAAAATGGAGCGATCCAATATTCAAATAAAGGTAACGCACGCGAGAGTGCAAACTATAAAACTTATCTCAGGACAGTAAATGTTTACCAAGGAATTATAAAAACATTAAGTATTGTCATGGGAAAAAATACTATTGACGAAGATGATGCGTTTGATGAATTTTTACGCGCAGCAAATTTATAAGGAGGAGTTATGGCTTACGAAATAAATATTCACGTTGATAAATCCGGGAAACTAATAACAGATGAGTTCCCATTAACTATTTCTGTTTTCAAAGAAAGTAGACGTGTTAAATTGAACTTCACAATTGATCCAGAAGTGGATAGTGATTATCACTATTTAAAGTTTACTCATAAGAGTACCAACTATTTATATCGTGTTCATAATAAGTCTTTTGAAATTCCCAAGGCGATTACTGCGTGGGAAGGAACGTGGGAGATGTCCTTTGTTAGTTGTGATGAACCGGCAAGTTCAAGTAACGTGATCACCGCTAATTATATTTATGCTAGCGAACCGGTAATTGCTACAGTTGCACGAGGTAATCTTGGAAGCACCATTACAACGCAAGAGCAAAACTTATTAAGAGAACTGGTAGAGGGAACGTTTACTGTGTTTGAAATACCGAACACTGCATCTTTTACCGGTGAGTATTTTCTTTCAAATTATGCTCAGGCATTTACGCTTATTATTCCTTCAAGTGTAAAAACGATAAAAAACAGGCTTTGCTATGACGCAGGCTGTACAAAAATTATATTCGAGGAAGGATCACAACTAAAAACTTTGGAAGACTATGCGATTTATCGAATTGCCAATTTAGGTGATATCACATTCCCGAAATCAATTGATAGCTGGGGAAAATATAATCTTGGTTTTTGTGGTGTTGGCATTGTTAGGTTTGAAGCAGTCTCAAACTTAAGGACTCTCGGCAGCCACGCTTTTTGGAGTATCCCAAACTTAACTAAACTTTACTTACCTGATCGTTTACAAACTTTTTCAGGCTTAACTGCCGTTATTAAAAGTTGTCCGCTTTTGAATGAAATATGGTTCCCGAATACGATCACAGCCGCGATACCAGCAATTGCAATTCAGGATTGTTTGGTACTTAATAAAATAACATTACAGAGCAATTTCAATGCATCTGCAAACTTTAGTAACGTTCCAAATTTAACAAAGGAATCAATGGTTCTGATGTTTAAAGCGTTAAAAGACCTATCTAGTGGTGGCGCAAAGGTGCTAACACTTGGTCCTGGAAACTTAGCTAAATGTTCGCAGGCGGATTTAGACATAGCGTTAAATAAGAACTGGTCTTTAGCGTAGGAGGTAGTTATGGAAATTAGAGAAGAAAATGGACTTCGCGTATTATACGCTACTGAAGGCAAGGTGTTACAAAGCGTAACGGATGGTCTTATTATTGGACCATGGCTAATCCTTGGTAAAAACGATAGTGAAATTCACTACCATGAAATTGATGAACCTGATGAAGACGAACTGCCTAGTATTGATAGAACGCCTTTCTGGAAACAAGAAGAGGTTGAGTCTAGTTAAAGATGAGTTATCTACTCGAATACATCGACCAAATTGAAAACGGTAATATCCGGGTGGGTAAAGAGCTCAAAACAGTACTCGATAAAATAAAGGACGACATGGACAATCCTTTATATGACTATGACTTAAGACCAGGTCAGCTAAGGATTAATTTTATTGAGCAGTTTTGCAAACATACCAAATCACCATTTAACGGACAACCATTCATTCTTGAGTTATGGGAAAAGGCGTTCTTAGAGGCTTCCTACGGCTTCAAAATGAGCGAGACCGGTTTACGTCGGTTTAACGAGGTAATCCTTCTTGTTGCGCGTAAAAATGGCAAAACAACCTTTATTGCCGGTATCGATTTAGCGGAGTTTTTCTTAAGTTCTGGTGGAGTTGATATTGTCTGCGCATCTAACACTAATGAACAGGCTTCGATCCTCTTTGAAGAGATCAACAATATGCGCGAACAAAGCCCACCACTCCGAAATGAGAAGCGTTCGAGAAAGAACATCTTTCATATTTACTCGCCTAGAAACAAGAACCGAATAAGGAAGCTATCTGCGCAATCAAGAAACAAGGATGGTTATAACATTGAAGTTGGTTGTATTGATGAAGTCCATGAAATGACGGACTCCAAAGTTTATGATGCAATTAAGCAAAGCCAATCAACTAAGAAAGAACCGCTCATTTTTATCATTACTACTGAAGGTACGACTGTTGGTGGTTTTCTTGATAACAAACTTGAATACTGCCGCAAGATGATAAAAGGCGAGATTGAAGATATCAGGATCCTACCTTGGCTATATACGCAAGACAGCATTGACGAGGTTTTCGAGGATCCAAGTTCATGGCAAAAAAGCAATCCATCGTTAGGTACTATTAAACTCGTTTCGTACTTAGAAGATGTGATGAATAAAGCAAAACATGATCTCTCGACGAGAGTGACGATGCTTTGTAAGGACTTTAACATTAAGCAGCTTGATAGCGGATCATGGTTAACGTTCCAAGAATTAAATAATGAGTTAAAGTTCAAACCTGACTACATCCGGGACACCTACGCAATTGGAGGTGTTGACCTTTCATCCACAACAGACCTAACCGCTGCTGTATTATTGGTAATTAAAGACGACAAAAAGTATGTGCTTTCGCAATTCTTTATGCCATCAGACGTTTTAGAAAAGAGAATAACGGAAGATAACGTGCCATACGATATTTGGCATAAGCGCGGTTTACTAACCTTAACAGATGGCAGCCAGAACGACTTTTCATTAGTGACACAGTGGTTTTTAAAGATGATCCATACTTATCAAATTAGACCGCTCTGGATTGGCTTTGATCCATGGAACTCACAATACTGGGTTAAGGAAATGGAGGATGCAGGTTTCACAATGGAAAAAGTAAGACAAGGCGTGTTTACGTTATCGGAACCAATGAAGCAGCTTGAAGCGGATTTAAAAAATAAGAATGTAGTTTACAACAATAATCCAATTCTCAAGTGGTGTTTAAGTAACACTCAAGCAAAGGTTGATATTAACGGTAACATCCAGCCATCAAAGCTTAACTCTAAATTGAAGCGAATTGACGGAACAGTAGCCTTGATTATTGCTTATGCCGTTTTAAACAGATACAAAATTGATTATGAAAACATGATCAGCTAGGAGGCTTTATGGGATTATTTAGACGAAAAAAGAAAACCGTTGAGCCAGTTAGTTATGACGCTAAAGTCTATCGATCAACACTAAATGTATTTACTGACTTTGGTAATAACATTAGTGCAAGTGATGTCGTTAAAATTTGTATTGACAGAATTGCTACTCATGCAGCCAAACTAAAACCACGTTATGTTAAAAATCTTGATAACTCATCCGTTGTTGAGAAAAAAGGTTCACTTGCGTATTTACTTAAGTACGAACCTAATCCGCTGATGACGCCGCATGATTTTATATATAGAGTTGTCACGCTGCTCTATTTAAATAATAACGCGTTCATTTATCCGGTTTATGACGAGAGCACTTATAAGTTAAAAGCGCTCTATCCGATCAAACCAAACTCAGTGGAAGCTGTCAAAGACGCAAGCGGAGATTTATTCCTTCGTTTTTACTTTTCGGACGGGAAAGATTACTTACTCCCATACGAATCAGTAATTCACATGCGTAGGTTTTATGGTGTTAATGATATTTTTGGTGGAAGTGGCGCGCTTTCTGATCACGCTGCAATCTTAAAAACCATCAAGATCAATGACTCGGTTCTGCAAGGTATCGATAATGCGATCCGTTCAAGCTTTCAGATTAAAGGATTATTAAAAATCAACGGTCTACTCTCCGAAAGAGATAAGAAAGCACAAAAGGATGAATTCGATAAAGCTTTAAAAGAATCGACGCAGAGTGGCAATTCCTCAATTGTACCTGTTGATTTAAAGAGCGAATACGTAC